AGGTCCATTTAGGTTAATTGACCCAACCCTAGAATTAAAGTCTAGCAGTGTAGGGAATGCAATTCCAAGGAACCCCCACTCCTTAACTGTGATTACTGGCTCTTTTACTAATTTACCGTTCCAATAAAATCCAATGCCGTCTTCAAGCCTTCCAGTTTTAACATTTACAGCATATATCTTTGCTCTTTCTCCGCTAGGATGTATTGCAACCATATAAAACTTAATATGTGTGTTTTTTGCTTTAATCTCAAATATCTCTGTTGAAGCATAAGGGAAAGCGTCTTGGTCATAGCGTATTGCTGTTTGCATAGCCATTACTTTGTAATTGCTTGACATCTCTTTGTTAATGGGAATAGAAAGACCACGATTAATTATTGGGTCGTAGGTTCCTTTTAGTTCGATCCCTGTGTACCGTGTAAGATATAGATAAGGAGAACTGCCCTTGTAAATTGTAAACGGATTTCTAGATTTGTAGTCATAGTAGAATCCAGACTTCCTATATGGATAAATTTCATTTCCAAATCTTGTACCAATTGGGTTTGGAGATGTTGAGTTAAAGGCTTGGGAAGCATATTCTAGATTTCTTATCTTTACCCTGTTATTTATAATTCCCTTTACGTTAAAATCTAAGTGAGTTACTATAGCAAGGTCCAAAACACGAACATCCTTTGGTGGATAAATAATCATGTTATTTACAACTTCATACTTTGTACTCATCCAGTTTTCTCCTGGAACAACAATGGAATCGTTTGATGGCTTTTCTATATTAACAAAGTTTGACTCTGAAAGGTTTGCCCCATTTGCTATATATTGAAATGTTACATAAGACTTTACCAAAGAGTTTGATGTGTCATACTTGTAATTTTTATATGCTCTATTTTTTAAATCATCGTAGTTTAAGTAACCAGTAAACAACTGATTATCTAATGACTGATAAGTCCTTTGAATTGGCAGGTTATACTCATCGGTTAATTCTCTATATGTCCATTCCCCAGTTTGTTCTTCTTCAATAAAGTTTGATGGTGCTGGATAGTTAAGGTTAAACTGTAGAAGATCTAAGTCATAATATGAACTGTTTTTTTCATCTTCCACATATTGAGCAAAGTATGTAAGAGGAATATAGTCTTCCCAATAACCTTGTATATCTATATCTAGTGCATATTTATCAAAGTAACTTGAAGGAGAAAGTGTATAACTTGCTGTGTGTACCTGGAAACCTTCCAGTGGGTACGAGTCTACGCTTCCAGAGTCAACTACTTGGTCCCACTCTGCCTCATTGGTTCCAAAATAATTATCTGTAGAGTTGTACGCCACATCTATTGTATCTGAGTACAAATCAAAGACGCTCTCATCGTTTAGAGGTATTCCTCTTTCATTAAATAAATACTCAATCTTTTTATGATTTCTTGCTGTGCAAAAACCAACCTTGTATATTTTACCAGTAAAGGTTTGTGTTAAGTTTGACCTTCCACCTATGTAAAACTTTAGGGTGTTGATATTGCCAAAGAATGATGCAAGATTTCCTCCAAAATACTTAGAGGCTTTGTCTATATCTAATCCAACAGAAAACATTTCTTCTATCGCTATTCCAGTAAATGGGTTTGAGCCTGACCAAGAAAATGTTGCAAGAACTTCTTCTGTTGATCCATACTTTAACTTATACACAACATTTTTGTTTTGTGTAGATACCTCAAAGTAGTCTGATGAATTTTCAGACTCTATCCTAAACAGTATCTGTGTTGATGTTGGCTCTTCTAAAAACTTAAAAGATCCATAAAAGGATCTAACCTTTTGATTTAAAAAGTTTAGATTATCAAAGTACATATATCCGCTTGCTACGGAATCAAAGGAAAAAAACTTATTTGTTTCATTTTGAATGTCTTCAAGATCAGAATATAACTGATCTATATTTGAAGATCCTAAAACTATTTCTGGAAGTTTATAGTCTGGTGTGCATAAAAGATTATTTTCAACACTAAGATTATCAACGATTGCCTGACCCCACTTGCCTATATTTGGGTATGAGTAATTATTTGTATAGTCTGCAAAAGGATAGTCGATATACACAGATGAGCCACTGTATGCCTGATTAATGCCTTCTGGAAACTCAACTCCCTGACCATAAACAAATCTTTTTTTAGCAAGAATTGTTGGAACTTGATAGGTATATATTGCAACGCAATCTACCTCTATTGGCGAAACATCCTCGTATGCATAAAATCCTATCCAGTCCTGATCTTTTGACAATGAGTTTAATTTTGAAGGGAACACAAGTTCAGAACTAAGATAGTTTAAAGATATAACCTGCTCACCATTTATAAGAAGTGATGAACTATTTTCTGAAAATCTAATGTGAATGAGCATTGGTCTAGTCCACTCTCCAACATAGTAAGATCCAGAACTATCTCCAATTTTTAAAATAATAAAAGGTCCTTCTACATATATTCCATCAGTAGAAGCAATTGGGCCAATTATTCGCTTCTTCGTAACTGAGTCTGAATTAATTCTTAACCATGCCTCTAGAGTATATTCTTTGTACTGCCCCGCTTCAGATAAAAACCCCAATCCTGGAATTATAAGGGATGGCATATTTGGGTTTGGTAAAAGTTTTGTTAGGTTTGATGCACCATAAACAAGTGGGATTCCTGTATTTTTTGCTACAAGGCTGTTGTCTTTAACTATGTAGTATGCTTTGTTTTCTTGAAGTCCATAAGCATCTGCCTCAATTCCAAAAGATGAAGGCAATGCAATACTTGACGGCAATGCAGACTTTTGAACTCCAAGAGATGAAGAGTTAAATTCTTCACACCACTGTCCAGCAGTAATTCCATTTATCAAAAACTCATAGTCATCCGTAGTTGACGCACCCCCTATGTAATTAATCTTTATAACAATTCTAAACTCAGTATTATCTTCTGGAATGTCAAATGTTTCTGATATAAAAAACCATCTACCCTGAACAGATGTTGTATAAGACTTTAGCCTTTGAATTGTGCTTCCAGATGTTGTGTCATAATATTCATACCCTATTTCAAAACTAGAGGCATAGGCACTTATCGAGTTAAAGAATGCCCCAATTGAAAATGTTGATAATGTTTTATTTAATGAAGAAAAGTTAACAATGTTATTGCTTATGCAAGTTATCTGCCCAAAATCATCTTCTGTCAAAACACCAGTTATTTTTGTAGTTTGGCTTTCTGGAAATGGCTCATCAAATAAAGAATGTGATGTGGATGTTCCATTTGTTATAGTCCACAAGTTGATATTACGATCTGATTCGTCTATTAGGCTTATATAGTCAGCCTTGTCATCAAGGGACCAAAGAGCGATGGGGTGCTCTGCATAAATTTTTTCTGCATATAGATTTGACGGATTAGACATTATAGGTCTATTTTATCACACTATGCGTGTGAACCATCGTGGTGCCGTATATCTGATACCCTCAGTTATTGGCTTAACACCATGGACAAAATCTGGAGTATCTGGGAAACACACAAGATCTCCAGCATCAGGCTTAATGTGTACGTCATAGTCTGGGAAGTATATTTCTCCCCCTACATAATCATTGTTTAAATATATTAAAGTTGCTATGTCATTAGGCTTTGTGGAATCAAAATGTTCGTGCATTCCATCCCCTTGACTAAATCTAGCAATATGGGTTTTGGTGCTATCATAATCTTGGAATGGGCCCACGTAGTTATCTCTTACAAACTTCAAAGAAAGTTGTCCATAAAAATTTAAAAGGCTTTGAATATCTGAGTCTTCAAATTTTGCATGAAATGTAAACTCTTTTTCACCATTACCAAACTCAGTAAAAGAGGAATCGACAGACCTGGCATAGTCTGAAACAAGCATCGCATCTTCTGGGTCCATGAACCCTCTTATAACTTTTATTTGGTCATTCATAAAAACCCTTTATTTCCCAGTTTTCCCAGTCAACTTCTTCATAGGATGCTTTATTTTCCATCCAGTGTTGACCTCTTTTACCCATCCAGGCTTCTGACAAGAATAGATCTCCAGAAATTATTTTTGTTATACCATGGTTATTTTCAAACTTTTCTTTAAAATAGACAAGATCTCCAGGCTCTGGCTTAAAAGATTTATCTAACTCAGGGAAGATAAAGTCTCCTCCATCTTCTGCATTTTGCCAAACAATAAAAGAATAGTAGGTTCCTTCTGGCTTTGTCTTTTCATTGTTGTGTGGCTCTGCAAATGCGCCACTTCTATATCTTGCTATGTAGTGCTTAGAAAACATTGGTGGATGATATAAATCTTCATTTTCGGATTGAACTATATCGTAGTAGGATCTAGAGTACTTTGAAAAAACATCTAAAACATTGTCTGGCATTTCTCCACGAGTATGTATGTCAAACTTTGTACCATCGTTGTCAAATAAATTATCGTGCAATGGTACATGGTCTTCCCTTGTATGAAATTTTATATTTTTAATATACTCTTGAACTATGTCTAAATCTGATTTTTCTATAAACCCTTTAACTATTTTCATTATTTTCCAATCTTTATTTCGCAATAGTCTGTAGTGCAGTACATCTCACCTTGAGCCTCAAGATTTTCTGCTCCATCATAAATAGCAGCAAAATCAATGTGCTTCAACTTGCCAATATATGACTCATATTGCTCTTCAGTAATCTGAGTATATGGCTGTTGTGGATATGTATGGTTTCCCATTGGTAGGAATGAGACTGCCTTTAGTTGTCCCTCATACATATGCAGTGCTGGAACAACATGCTTTGACTCTGTTTCCTTGTCAAATGAAAGTGTTACAGAAACACCATTGTCAGACCAATACTTCTGAGCAGTTGCAGCAAGAGCAATCTTCTCAAATAATGTAACATCCTTTTCAGATCTTGGATGACCTGACTTAATTGGGAAGTATACAACTGATGTGTTTGCTGATACTACGTCGTCTTCAATTGTGTACCCCGCTGCTTTAAACAGATGCATCATTGGATCTGTGTTTCCAAATCGAACTGCACGAAGGAAGAAGTTTCCTCCAGGTCCCCAGTGAACTCCAGGAGTTGCACCAGAAAGAATTGAAACTGATCCTGATGGCTTAACCGTTGTTACACGAATTGACTCACGAACACATAGCCACTCAGAGTACTGGTGATCATAGTGACGAATCTTGTTGTAGCCTTCATCCATCCACTCACGAACAATTGGCAAACCCTTTTGATCTGCAAATGATGCAATACCAGTAAGTGATGTACCAATACGACGATTACGTTGCATAATGCCGTTTGTTTGTGGCCAGTGTGTTGGAACAAGAGTTACGGTCTTTCCATAAAGGTATGCAAACTTTAGGGTACGCAGGAAATCTTCCTTAGATTCATGACGATTCAAGTGCACTTCTACAAGTGTACATAGTTCGTATGATTCCAATGGCTGCTCCGCACATGGGTTAAATCCCATCACACGATAATCCTTACCGTCTGGCGCATCCTTTAGTCGTCCATAATTACGAGCAACATCAAGCCAGATAAAACCTGGTTCTCCGTTTTCTGTAATTAAATCTACATAGTCTTCGTACTTTGTTCCCACTTCTGCTGAAATAGAATTATTAGACATCCAAGCCCAACCTGGATTCTCTGGATCAAATGAGTTACGCTCTGGGAACATCTCTGAATTCTTTAGATTCATAAATGTTTCATCTCCTGCTGTACCCAAAGCAAGTGTTGCTGATCTACGAACATTGCCTGATACCACACAGGTACCAATAAGGTTTACAAGGTCTACGATAGCACGAGAGTCTAGTGTTTCTCCGCCTCTGGAGCCGATTACACGGTCTATCTGGTCGTGCAACTTGATAAGAGGTGCAGGCCCTGATGCAACGCCTCCAAAGCCCTTAATAGGGGCTCCAAGAGGTCTGATTAAATCGTAGTTAAACTTCTGAATACTCTGGTTTGCTCTCAAGTAAGAGTTAATGAGAAGGCGTACTGACTCTACCCAGCCTTCACGAGTGTCTGGAATTTCGAACACCTGTTCTGGTTCTGTTGGGGTATAGATTGAGAAATTCTTATCCTGTCCTACTGTGTCAAACCCTACACCAATGCCAAGCATCAATGCATCCATTACCCAGGCAAACAAGGCTCCTGGATCATTCTTATCAAGGTCCTTTGTTGAAACCATTGCACAGTTTTGTAGTGCTGCTGAGTTCTTCTTCTCCATAGTCATAGGGGTTCCAAATGCCCACATGCCACGACCTGGTGGTGTCCATTTTAATTCAAACATTCTTTGGAATGCTTCTTGTGCAGACTTCTGTGCTTTGTAATCATTCCACGGTAAACGGTTTTCTTTAGCATGATTCTTCTGTACTGAATACATACCCTCGATTACACGGCGACACACCTCGTGCCATCTTTCTTTAGTTCCATCTTCCTTCATGCGAGAATATGTACGAATAAAAGTAATTTCTCCAAGTGAATTTTCTGCTGCATCCTTAAACCCAAATGGGCTTTCTTGGCTTTTGTACTTTTCTACGAAGTCCTCTGGAAGTTTAAAACTAAAAAAATCTGACATAATGTGTATCGTCCTTTCAAAAACGGATTAAGTGTTAAGTATAGCAGAGTTTTATAAAAAGTAAAACTCTATGTAAACCTATAGTTTATATTAAGAAAATGTTACACGAGAATTGTGTACAACTGGAGAACATCTTTTGCAATATGTTTTCTTGGCATCTGTAACTGGACAAGATTCTTGAACAATTTTATGACCAAGTAAAAAACAAACTATTTTTTTTGTTTTCACTATACTAAAGGAATCCAGTGTTGCTCTTGATCCATACCAAATCTCTTTAAATCTGCAAGAGGTGTTAGATCATAAGCAACAGTTATTCTAGGACCTTCCCAGTCCCAGTCTGCCATAGCGTGTGGATGTCCCATTTCAGAAAGGATTGCACGATTATTTACATTATGGTTTTCTATTTCTTTATCAAAAACTCTGTAATGAGTTATAGATGGTTCTGCACTTACAGAATAGTACCCATGAAAGTTTGGAGCCCCTGAAGGTCCATGATCGTGCCAATCTAGTTTACCTTTTCCAGAATGTGTTATATTAAACCATCCCTGAACCATAAACTTTTGCCTATCAAAATCTATTTCATAATACTCGCATGCTTCTTGTGTCATTTCACGAATAGACTTGTAAAGATTATGCAGTCCTGTTGAATGGAATTGAAATACGTTGTACTCTCTCCATTTCATTGTAGATACGCTATTTGACTGCTTCCAAAGTTCATTATCTTTAACTTCTGTTATTCCTATTAACTTTGCTTGTTCAATCTTCTTGTACCTATCTTGTAATTCTGCAGATAGTATCATTAAGTTATTGTCTAAATGTCTTTCAAAAAACTTGTGAGGTTTCTTAGACTTACTTACAGACGCTGTGCCCCAATCTAGTTTTTGTGGCATGCCGTTATCGTTTGGTGGAAGGCTATTGCTATTCATTCTTTACCCTTTTCTAGTAGTGTAATAATTATACCATTAAAAAAATGTATACCGTTTATGCTTGATTTGGGTTCCATTCGTTACCGTCGTGCGTTAGTGCACTATGTGTAAAGAATAGGTCGTTAGGCTCACAGTTAATAGTAATAACTGTGTGATCATAATCATGCATTTCGAGTACTGATATTTCTGCCCATCCATTGGTAGAATAATCCCAAATTAGGTCTGTAGGAGTTAGGTTGTCTGCTCTACACATGAATACCGTAGCGTCTCTCTTTATCAATATAAGGTGGTTTGGAGAGAAGACATCTTCATTAACGCTAATTACTTTATCAGAAGGATGTATCGTTACTTTATTAACTGTTGTGGTAGTTAGCGTTAGGTCTGCAATATCTTGCGTTGATGTCCAAGCCATCAATTCTTCTGTTGTGTAAGAGTTTGCAAACTCTGGAAGTTCTACAGACATTAGTACATCTCCGACGTAAACGTCTTCTGCAGCCTTCATAGATCCGTCTGCCATTCTGACCTTTGTCATTGGTGCAAGCGATGCCATGAAGCGTGGTGTGAAACTGAATCCAGACGGTGAGAATGAGAACGGTGAGAATCCGAATGGTGAGAATCCAAACGGAGAGAATCCGAATGGTGAGAATCCGAATGGGGAGAAACCGAACACTCCGAATGGGGAGAAACCAAATGGAGAGAACGAGAACACTCCAAATGGAGAGAACGAGAACACTCCGAATGGGGAGAATCCAAACACTCCGAATGGGACGAATGAAAATGTTGTTGTTATGCTATTTGAAGCACCAGATGCTGGCCCTGCTCCACAAGCATTAACTGCAGTAACAGTATAAGTCTGTGCAGTTCCCTGTTCTTGAGAAATATCAATAGAAGTTGCTGCTGTGCTTCCAGATTTTCCATCAGATGAAACCCAGTTGTATTGAGTAATTGCTGAACCACCGTTTGATGGTGCTGTCCAGGTAATTCTGTCTACTCCTGCTGAAGGTGATGATGCTGAAACTGCTGTAACCTGTCCTGGAACTGTTGTTACAGTTACTGCAGAAGAAGAAGCGGTTAGTTCAGAGTTTCCATTTGCATTAGAAACTCTTCCCTGGAAAGTATAGTTTGTTGCTGACAATAAACCAGTAACGCTAACTGGAGAGGATGCTGAAGAAGCATTTTGTCCACCATTAGAAACTGCATAGTATCCAGAGATTGCTTTTCCTCCAGTTGCATTTGCTGTCATTGCAACTGTTACAAGTCCATCATTCAAGGCACGAGCAGAGCATGAGACTGTTATTGCTCCTAAAGATGGTGCCTGTGGAACAGTTGTTGCTGTGATCTGATTTGATGCTGCTGAGTCAGATCCACGGCCACCTGCTGTGTTTGTTCCGTATACCTTAAATGTATAGTTGGTTGCTGATGAAAGACCAGTAACTGTTAAAGGAGATGATGCACCAGTTGCAGTTTTTGTTGGATCTTCAACAGCATAAACTGTAAAAGAATCTGCTGCGTTTGGACCAGTGGCAGTAAATGTTACTGTCGCTGCACCATTGTTATATGGACGGTTAGTTCCAACATCTGTTGCTGTTCCTATGGTTGGTGCGTATGGAGCCAGGAAGTCGTTTGACGACTGGCTCATTCTACCTGCTTGTTTTGACATAGTTAATCTCCTTTAATTTTTTATTATGCTGAAAGGTCTCCGAAGACCAACCATCCACTTGAAGTCTTCATTGCTGTTACAACTGAGTTTGTAGTTCTGAACTTCAAACCTGGTGTTCCTACAACGCTGTTGGTTGAAGCAAACTGTGCTCCAGTTCCTGAAGCCTGGTAGAAGTCAATTGACTGTCCAGTTGAGTATCCTGTTGCAGGAAGTGTAATCGTTACTGCTCCAGTTAGTGGAACAAACTTGTCTGCTTCTCCCGCTGCAAGTGTTGCAGATGATGAGATTGCTGTTGCAAATGTTGTTACAGATGGAACTCCCAACTTTGTTTGAGTACCGTCTGAAAATGCTATTCCAGATGCTGATACAGTTACTGTACCAGTAAATGTTGGGTCTGCAAGCGGTGCCTTTGCTGCTAGAGAGTTTGTTACTGTTGTTGCAAAGTTTGCATCGTCACCCAGTGCTGCTGCAAGTTCATCAAGAGTATTTAGTGCTGCTGGGGCAGATGCGATTACTGCATTTACCTGTGATGTAGCATCTGCAATAGCCTCTGACTTAGCAGTTGCGATTGCTGTAGCCTGTGCTGTTGAAACTGGCTTATCTGCATCTGAAGTATTGTCAACATTTCCAAGACCTACGTGAGCCTTTGTAACACCTGATACAGTTCCTGTGAATGTTGGATCTGCCTTTGGTGCCTTTAGGTCAAGAGCAGTTTGTGCTGCTGTTGATACTGGCTTATCTGCATCTGCTGTATTGTCTACATTTGCAAGGCCTACTGAAGACTTTGTTAGTGCTGAGACTGCAGTTGAAACTGCTCCGTCAGCATATGTCTTAGTTGCAAGTGCTGCAGTGTCTGAAATACCGTGAACATTTGTTGTAACTGCATTGTGGTCAGAAACTGCTGTCCCAATTGCTGATGCTGTTGCTGCTGTAGTTGCAAGGGCTGCTGTGTCTGCAATGCCATGAACATTTGTTGTATCATCATTGTGTGCTGTTATTGCTGTTGAAATATTTGTTTGTGTTGCTAAAACTGATGTGTCAGCAATTCCGTGAACATCTGTGCTGTCATTATTGTGTGCAGTAAGTGCGTTACTTGCTGTAAGTTCGGCTGCTGACTGGGCTGCTGTAGCCTTTGTCTGTGCACCAGTTAATGTTTCAAGTTGCGCTGTATCTGCAATGCCATGAACATTAAGAGTCTTTGCTTCGTGGGTATCTACTGCTGTATCTACTGCTGTAACGAATTCAGCAATTTCTCCTAGTGTGTCTAAGACTCCTGGGGCATTAGTAATTAGTGATCCTAGTTGTGAAATTGGAATATGTCCACTGGCATTTAGTGTTGCAATACCATCTGGCTCTCCAACAAGTGCTACTGGAACGTAGTCATCTAAAGATCCGCCTAGGTCTTCTAGGTTCTTAAAGTAAGATAGTGCTGACCATGCGTTTGCTCCGTCACCCATCTTAAACTGATTAGTATCAATTTCAAATCCGATTTCTCCTGCTGCTAGAGTTGGGTTCGCAGCCGTCCATTGTTCTGCAGTTCCTCTGCGCTGTTGCATTCTTGTTGCCATTTTATATTCTCCTTATGGGGGCTGCCCAATTATCTTATCTTATTATAACATCAATTTTTAATTGAAATTATCTACTACACTACCACCATCGAATACAACTGTCCAAGTTGTTGTACTTGGTCCACCTGCATCCAAACCTACACCCAATGGGCTATTGAATGATCCACCTTCATAGAACTGAGATACTATGAAACCAGTTCCATCAATTGCGGTATCGTGAATGTGCTGTGGTAAGTTATTTGTATCATCGATAGTTGCCTGGGTATACCAAGAACCCTCGTAATAGAAGTTAACTCTGTTTGTTAGAGTGTCTAGCCACATTGTTCCATTAGTTGGTGAAGAAGGAGCGGTTGAGCCAACAGCCATTGAACGGTTATCGACATACTCCTTAGTTGCTGCATGTTCAGCAAGAGTTGGTGCTCCTACTGTTACTGCATTTCCGAATGTACCGCCGTTTGCTACGACTAACCCATTCTTGACCTTGAAGTCTTTATCGACTGTTGCCATTTACTGCTCCTTCTTCCAACTATTTTTATTTTTTATTAAACTAGAAGTGTACCCATAACAGTAACTGTTGAGTCATTGTTAGCGGTTGTTACCTGTAGTTGTACGTTTGCTCCTGAAATACCTGCTGAAATTGATGACGCTGAGCCATTTGTTCCAACAATTCCGTATTCAGTGATTGCAATGTTATCTGAAGAGTCAAGTGTCAAAAGGACCTTTGATATTTCAGTATGTGTTCCGTAGGCAACCTTTACAAGGTATTCTGCTGAACGGTAGTCAGCCTTTGCGAAGGCGTGTGCTACTTGAATTCCTGCTGTAGGTGCTGATAGTGTTGCTGCAATCTGCTTAGCAACTGAGTTTAACTCAACAGAAGTAAATGAACGATCTGTTCCATCTACCGCATCACGAGCACGAGCATCTGTAAAGTACTTATTTGTACCTTCTGCAAGATCAGTAGTTGTAGAATCTGCTACACCGTTTTCTGCGGTAATAGTAAGTCCTGCACCTGATCCTGTGATTGTGATATTTGTAAGATTTGCACCAGTCAAAAGATCTGCTGCTGAAGTCTTGGCACGAGAATCTAGGAAGTATTGGTTTGTTGCACCCTCTTCAATATCGTCTGTGTCAAGATCATTAATTGCATTTGTAGCAAAAGATTCAGCATTAGTCTGTGCTGTTAAAGCAGAACCTGCTGCATCGTAGTTTATTGCAAGGCCATCTGCGTAGTCTTCTGCTGCTGATTGTGCTGCTGCTGCTGCACCATACATATCGTATGCTGCTGCTGTTGCTGCAACTGCTGCTGTGTTGAAGTCTGAGATGTCTGCTGAATCAAGGCCAACTACAGAGATTACATCGTCTGTAATATCAATGTTTGCGCCTTCAGTTAGATTGTTCTGCTTGCCTGCAACAAGGTTAGCAACATCAGTTGCATAGTTTGGATTATCAGCCAATGCTGCAGCCAACTCATTAAGTGTGTCAAGAAGGGCTGGAGCACCGTCTACAAGGGCTGCAACTGCATCGTCTGCATGCTGTTCTGCTGCTGCCTGTGCAAGACCAATTTCTGTGCTTGTCTTGTATGCTGACCAAGCCTTATCTGTAGCAGTGCCATTTGCATCGCTAATCTTTGCATCTGCATAATCTTCTGCGTTAGACTGTGCTGTTGATGCTGAACCTGCTGGGTCATAGTTTGGTGCAAGGCTATCTGCATAAGACTTAGCATCTGCCTCTGCTGTGTCAGCATATCCCTGATAAGCAGTTGTAATTGCTGTCTCACGAGTGTCTGTGTAAGCCTTAGCGTCTACTTCTGCCTGGTCTGCGTATGCTTCATAAGCAGTTGTAATTGCTGTTTCTCTTCCATCTGTGTAAGAGTTTGCTGCTGTCTCTGCATCGTCTGCTGAACCTGCTGCATCATAATAAGCATCTACTACTGTACGATCAAGTGAAAGTTCTCCACCTGCTGAAACATCAAACTGGTTTGATACTGACTTGACTAGTGTTTCTCCACCAATCAAATCAAGAATGTATTGATCTCCTGCATTTTCTGTAAGAATTACCTCACCGTTGATTGTACCTTGTAGGCCTTCAACGACGAGTCCACTCTTAATCTTAAAATCTTTATTTACTGTTGCCATTTTTTATATCTCCTTAGTTATGCCTTAAGTCCAATTCGTGCGTAACGAACTGTGACTGGCTTGATCGCAGGGTCTGGAGTGACTGTTAAGGCCACGGTATTTCCAGTGCGAGAGACATTAATGGTGCCAATATTCCCATCATTGTCGATTGTTCCGTATTCGCTGACATTTACATTTGTACCGTCAACGAGAATTGTTAGTTCGGTTGCATAGAACTTATTGTCCCCTGCAGAGGTCTTTGATATTGAAACAATATACTTGACCATTCGCCAAACTGTAGCGTCAAAGTTATCAACAACAGTTACGTTCTCAATACCAGTGATTGTGTTTTCATTATTACCTGCTGAGCCAAGGTCTGTTGCCTGTGCTGAAGCGGTATCGATTAAATCTTCATAGTTTTCTTGAGTTGGTCTATCTCCAGTTTGGAATAGACTCTTAACTGCTGGAATTGATACTTTAGCCATGTGGTAATTATATCACCCTTTTAATTAATCTAATTAGAGAATATAGTTGCTGTATCCAATAACTTGAAGTGGGATTGGAGGTGGATTTGTTTTTGAATATCCAAACACACTTACGTTTGTAAAGCGAACTCTAAAAGGTAATACTTCAAGTAAAACCGCTTTTGGCTGTATGTGATCTATACGAATAGACCTTGAGTCAAGTTCTTTTATTTGTCCGTGTGCTAATTGATGAGTTGTTTGCATTACTGTGTTATGTCTTCAACAATAACCATTGAGCCTTTGGCTACAGTCCAAACTCTGCCTTCTGATAGAAGTTCTGTGAGTTGTATATCGAAGATATCTCCTGTCTCAAGAAGTTGAGATTGTGATGATGTTAAAGTAACTGTAAAACTTCCTTCTTCGTCTTGAAACTCAATAGGTTGTGGAGTTAAACTTAAAACTACATCATCAGTTGAAGGTCTATAGATATCCATGTCAACTTGCCAGTCTTCAAGAAGGAGTGGCTGTCTTGCATCATTAGTCACATAAACACGAAATGCTGCTGAGTCTCCACGAACAACTGTCCATTTAATTTCTGGTGGCGCTGCCCCTAATGCGTAAGAGTCTGTGGGTTGGTTTCTAAAAGTTGCCATTTGTTTATTATATCACGACAAACCGTCTCTGAGTGCTCCCCAGGTACCGTTTCCTTTTGCCTCTACTATTACAATTCCATTAACATTATCTGCAACTGCACAAATTCCAACTGCTGCAGATCCTCCTGTTGGTCTAACATTGGTTAATCCTCCAGATGCACCAACATATAGTGTTTGTCCTGCAGCAAAACCAGAAGTATTTAGTCCTTCCATAACTCCAGCAACAACGACTATTCCATCAGAATTATTTGCTGTATTATTTTTCAATAATCCCAATATTGGGGAAGTGGTTGATGGAAGGGCTTTTGCAATTGTGACCTTTCCATTTACTTTTCCATTTGTTGCAATAACTGGAACTCCTGCATCAATTGCTGATCCGCTATTATTATTTACATCAATCTGGAAATATGATACGCCATACGCTGGTAGAATTGCATCTAAAGATTCTGCTAGTTTTTTAAAGTCTCCGTGTACGTTTACAGGGGAGTTTTCAAGGGGGTACTTAACTCCCGTGGCAGAAAAATTATAAGTGGTCATAATAAAATAATTATACACCCAGATTTGACTTTTGGCTCAAAATTATGTTATACTTGGTATAGACACCTACCAAGGTGTTATTGTTTTCTAAGGAGGAAACTATGATTAAATTTATCGAAAGAAACAAAGAGATCATTAGCACACTCAGTATCGTGGCACTTGTCAGTGTATTTTCTAATGCTGCTAATGCTACCCCAGAACTAAATACAAAAAANAATCTTAGCCTGGAACAGGCTCAGACATCNGAAACTGCCTCGAAAGAGGTTTTTTTGGTTTCTAAGGCAAAAAAACTAGAGAGTTTTGAGAACAAGGTTTCTCTGACTGATTTGGAACTAAAGGAACTCCTTTCGCTAGTAGGCTTCAAGGGTAAAGACCTTGTAGTTGCTTGGGCAGTTGCTAAGAAGGAGTCTAATGGTCGTCCATTGGCTTTTAATGGCAACCACAAGACTGGAGACTCATCCTATGGAATGTTTCAAATTAATATGATTGACAACCTTGGTCCTGATCGTAGAACTAAGTTTGATCTTGAATCAAATGCTGAACTATTCAATCCCGTCAAAAATGCAGAGATTGCATATTATATGACAAAGGGTGGAGAAGACTGGTCCTCATGGAAGGGCATTACTCCAAGAACTAAGTCCTGGATGGCTAAATTTCCTAAGTAAAATATAATAACTAGAGGCACCTATGGTATAAACTATAGGTGCTTTTTAGTTTCTTAAAATAAGGTTAATTGCTGCTCTTGGAGCCTTTGTCGTCTCAACTTCNTGAGCAAGATTTTTAGGAACAAAGATAAAGTCGCCCTCTACTGCATGGTCTTCATTTTCTAAGTTCTCTCCAGTACGCCAAATCATTTCACCTTTAACTACCCACTGGAACTGATCAACATAGTCTCTATGCTTGCTTCCAACTACTCCCCTGTTTTTCATCAAAGATATTAAACCAAAGTTTCCAGTATAAATGTCTGAGCCATACTCAGAAAGAGCCCAAGCAGTTACTGGTTCTAGTTCTGGGATTATTGACATGTACGCATCTTCTGGATCATATAACTGAAATGCCATCCTTGACCAAAATCTACATTTTAGTCTCATGTCAGAAGATTCGCCCTCAACAAAATCATTTAAGAGGTATGACCTCTCTGGAAACTTTTCTAAGTCTTGTTCAACATAGTTAGAAGTAACTGACATAAGAGTGTCCCATGATGGTCTCTTGGGAAACACATTCTTAAAAATATGAATTCTATTTTCTGCAATAGCCTGTCTTACGATATCCATATCAATATTTTCTAATTCAGTTCTTAATAGGTTTTGATCTAAAGATTCTTGGATTTTTTTAATAGAGTCTTCAGTAGAAAGAGAAATAACATCAATATATGAATGATCTGTTCCAGAGTGCTCTGCAAACTCCTTGTAGTGATACTTATATTCTGGAACTGCTAAAATCTCAAACACCTTTGTCTGTTTGTCACACCAGAAGGTATTAAAAAGTCCAGTACCTGAAACGCTTGCAATAACTTTTGCAGAACTAAAAAGTTTAACTTGCTGCTTTAGGGTATAGTCTTCTGCATATATAATTTTGTATCCATTTTCCCTAAATAGTTGTTCTATATATTTTTCTTTTTCTGTAGACCTGGTTTTTGCAATATGATACATAAGTTTTTCTTGATCTGACAAAACTGCTTTTTGTGAATAGTATTTTATTTGATCTTGATATTTTTTGTTATATCTTTCTCTTGAAATAAAAAACTTTTCCGTTTTTTCAGTTTTAAACCATTCTTTAAAACTTTCTTTTAGCATATCTATTGCTAAATAGTTATACTTAAAATATTTACTTTCTCCGCAAGGCTCTGTTCCTCTATAGCAGTTGCAAAATGGGAAGTAGTGAGAACTTCTTGTGGCTCCATTTTTAGAATAAAAGTCTTCTGGGAATGTATTATTCATATCAAAAAACATTATAACTTTTTCAAAAACATAATTACCTTTTGATATGTCTAATACTTCTGCATCACTGTACCCTAACATAAACATTTGATCTTTTAATATTCTTTCATTAAACAAATAGCCTTTTTCGCTTTGCTCATAGAAGAATGGTTTAATGTCTTTATACTTTAATTGAAGAACTTTAAACTGTGCATATACGTCTACAAGAGAGTGTCCGTATGCAGAATATGTTGGAAATAAGTATGTCTCCCCAGGAACAAAAATCTTTTTACTTTTATCATTTTTTACAGAAAAATTATTTATCTCTATTGCGTCAAACTCATAATCTAGAAACTTTTCTTGTTTTAAATTATCACATGTTAATTTTATCATTTTGTTCCCAACCTATAGTGACCTATGTGCGTTACAATATTTGGATCATCAAGTTTTCCAAATGTTGCAGTTTTATTTTTATTTGATATTAAAACTCTGTAAAATTCTAGTTCTGGGTCTTTATCTGTATTCCATTGCGTAAACACAAGATCTTTTTTATATATGTTTGGTCCAAATGTAAAATAACAAGTATGCTCAACCCACGAAGATTTGCTGTTTTGTTTTTCATCCATAGAAATACCAAAACCTTTGCAATAGTTTAAAACACTTCCTGCATCTATTTCTTCTTGAATCCATGGCTGTCTTATAAAATGAACCTGAACAATATTTTCGTTTTCTTTTAATATATCAATTGCATCCTCAAGAACAATGTCTTTTTCTAAAATATAATCATCTTCTAAATGAAATATATAGTCACAATCTATTGATGAACATACATCAAGCAAAAACTTTACAGATTTTGCATAACTTAAACTTGTTTT